GGGCCGCGCAATCGGTCATGGAGTCCGACCGATACCGAGAGATCTTTCCCGATACTCTGATCAGACCATTCGCACCCAGAAAATTCATGCGCACAGCTCAGCTCTGTGAGACGAGCGAGTATGGATATCTTTATACGGTGGGCGTTGGCGGCTCGACGACAGGGCGATCGGCAGATCCCCTGCTCATCATCGACGATCCATTCAAAGACTGGAAAGAAGCTCTTTCACCTGTGCGCAGGCAGAACGTGATTGATTGGTTCGGCTCTGTGATCGAGTCGCGTCTGTCTCTCAATGCCAATGTCGTGATCGTCCAGACCCGATGGCATGAGGGCGATCTGTCCGGCTACCTTCTCAAGCGGGCGCTGGAGGATCATGATGCAACCCAATGGGAGCTGCTTAATTTCCCTGCGATCGTTGAATCAATGGATGAGCTGCACCCCGACGATCCGAGAAAGATGGGCGAGGCCCTTTGGCCAGAAGTCAAAGGGGACGCCGCGAAGCTATCAAGGATCAAGAAGGATGTAGGCTCTTATATCTTTGCCGCGCTCTGGCAGCAACGACCAAGATCGGCGACCGGCAACATAGTCGATCCCAAATGGTGGCGGCGGTATCGTGTCCTTCCTCATGACTTTGAAGAGATGATCATCTCCTGCGATGCAGCATTCAAAGACTTCGAGACGAGTGACTATGTGGTCATCCAGGTCTGGGGTCGCAAGGGTGTTGACAAGTATCTTGTGGATCAACGCAGAGATCACATGGACATTATCCGAACATGCAAAGAACTTGTTAACATGAAGGTGAAGTATCCCGATTGCGATGCGGTCTACATCGAGGACAAGGCGAATGGAACGCCCATCCTCCAACTGCTAAAGAAGAAAGTCAGCGGCCTTATTCCAGTCGAGCCGGATGGTTCCAAGGTCGCGCGTGTTCATTCCGTGTCGCCTCAGATCGAGGCTGGCAATGTCTGGCTTCCCGATGAAAGTATTGCCCTGTTCCCCATTGACAAGTTCATAGAAGAGTTCAGCAACTTCCCGCTTGCAGACAATGACGATCAAGTGGATGCTGCCACTCAGGCATTGGAAAAATTATCCGAAGGCGAGAACCATTACTTGCGAGCCCTCTTGGGAAAGGAGTAGGACCCGTTATGCTTGATACCCTGAAACAACAGATCACGGTTCGTCTTGATGATTGGGTCAACACGTTGACCAATCTTAATGTGCTTGGAAAGGACAAGCGTCTCGGCGCTGAAGCACAAGCCTACCTTATGTCTGAGGCCGAAGCCGAACAGACTTATGCTGGCGACGACATCGCGGCGAAGGTTGTGGACATGCTGCCCAAAGACATGGTGCGCGAGGGATTCAAGCTCAAGATCCCCTCATGGGATGAGGAGGAGATCAGAAACTTCGTGACCTACCTTGAGCAGGAGATGAATTGGAAAGCGACTTTCCAGAAAGCTCTGAGCTGGGCTCGCCTCTATGGTGGCTCGGGTGTTGTGCTCGGGATCGACGATGGAGCGCCCAACCCCTGGTCGCCCCTCAATACGAATCGGATACGACGCTTTGACTTCGCCACTGTTCTGAATCGGCATGAGCTGATCTGGCACATGATTGATGAGGACCCCCGATCGAAGAACATGGGGATGCCCCTGATCTATCAGATGCAACCCCGCTTCTCGATGAAGGGCGCGGGCATCACGATGATCCATCATAGTCGGATCATTCGCTTCGATGGCGCCACCCTCCCCAGGCAGCTCTTTATTCAGAATGGGTTCTGGTCGAACTCTGTGCTGGCAACCTTCCGGGGGCCGCTCTCGAATTATTCACAGACCCAGGATGGCGTTGCAACCCTGATGACTGAGATGGCGGTCGGCGTGTTCAAGGTCAAGGACATGCAGCGCCTGATGTCGATGAAGGGCGGCAAGAACCTTCTGCAAGAGCGCCTGAACCTGATGGATCTCGCCAAGTCCGTTGTAAACAGCATCATGATTGATGCCGAAGAGGATTACGAAAGAAAGCAAACACCGCTGACGGGTGTGGCTGATGTGATCGACAGGATGGAAAGGCGACTGGTCACGGCCTCCGGATATACCCATACCGTTCTCTTGGGCGAGGCCCCTGGCGGCGGCATGGGCGAGACAGGAAAGTCTGAGCGACACGATTACTATGACTTTGTGAGCAAGGAGCAGGAGGTTGTTCTTAAGCCTGCGCTTCGCCAATTCATCAAGCTCTGCTTCCTGAACAAGTCGGGCCCCACCCGAGGGATCGAGCCCCCGGATTGGGACATCGAGTTTTGCCCTCTCTGGCAGGAGCCGGAAGGCGAGGTCCTCGATCGCAAGGAAAAGCAGGCCCGCATCGACGACATCTATATCAAGAACCAGACGATCACCCCCGAAGAGATCGCCCGCTCCCGCTTTGGCTCTGGAGAGTACAGCCATGAGACGAAGCTTGATTTCGATCGGCCAACCATGGAGGAAACGCCGACGAGAGAGGAAGTGGAGGCAGGCTTGCCGCCTTTGCTCGAGGAAGAAAATCCAGAACAGACAACGGGTACAGGGGGAGGGCAATCAAACCCGCCGGCCGTCGAGGAAGTAGATCAAACCGATGATGAGAGATCAGCCGAGATCATGAAGGACACAAGCCTGAATGGAGCCCAGGTCACATCATTGATCACAGTCATCCAGGAGGTCGCCAGCAATCGCCTGCCGAGAGAGACAGGGATCAGGATCATCGAGGCGAGCTTTGGCCTATCGACAGAACAGGTGGAAAGCATCATGGGCGAGGTCGGCAGAAGCTTCACCATCGACCAGGGGCAGGGTCAGAGCGGAGGCGCTGAGTAATGGCAAGGGCTCCCAGAATTACAGACTTCATCCCCAGAAGCCGCGGGAAGCCTGAGCCCATCCCTTACCCCCGGAATCTTGAAAGGCGATACGAGGCCATCGTCCAGGGCCTTGTGGTTGGGCTCAAGGAGGATCTGCAAAAAGAGATCGTCGAGATACTGCCGACGATCGAGGCTCTGTTCCGATCCGACATGGGCGCGACGCGGCGGGTTGATTCCGTGGGCCGCCCGATCCGTCTTGATGTGATGGATGCCTTCGATCTGCTGGAGGCGGCTTTGCAGAGAATCCTCGTGCGGTTTTCCAAAGCCCTTGGCGATCGCCGTCCCCAGATCTTTGATGTGGGCCAGGCCATCAACAAAGACAACGAGCAGGCGACCCGCAAGTCTTTGGGGGTCGATCTTCTCCTTGGCGATGATCAGATCATCAAGGCGATTGATGCCTGGACCAAAGACAACGCCCGCAAGATTACGCGCCTTGCCGAGGCCGAGACGGATCAGATCAGCAACATAGTTCTTAACGGGTATCGTCAAGGACTCTCTCCTTCCGGTCTGAGATCAGCCATACTGGATACATTCAGAGCTGCCGATGAGCGCGAAAGCCAGATGGTCCGGGGGATGTCGCTGGAGGCGCGGGCCAAGTTTGTCGCCCGCGATCAGGTCGCAACCCTTAATGGACAGGTCGCCCGCATGAGACAGGAGCGGGTCGGGATCAGAAAGTACATTTGGCAAACCTCTGAGGATGAGCGGGTTCGTCCATCTCATGCTGCCCTTAACGGCGAGATCATGAGCTGGGATGATCCACCCCCTTTCGGTCATCCCGGCATGGACTACAATTGTCGATGCGTGGCAATCCCATATCTCGATGACACAGATGATGATGACGAGTAGGCCGGTTTGAGGTTAGAGTCTCAATTAAATTTCGGAGTCATAAAAAAATGAAGCAGCAGATCAGGATGGATCGCATGTCCTTCGGCAAGCCTCAACGTCTTGCCAATGGCTATTTGCGGGTTCCGATCACGGCGACAAGATCGGGGATCTTTGTTTACCGGCGCGATGATGGCTCGGAGTGGCGAGAGTTCCGCCCGCCTGAAGAAGTCTTCAACCCCGCGTCCATGGAGACATTGAAGGGGGTACCGGCGACCAATGGACACCCGACAGTCAATGATGGTCTTCTCACATCCGAGAACACCACAGACCACATGGTAGGCTTCACTTCTGAGAAAGTCGAGCGCGTCGATGATCTTCTGGCCACCACCATGACTATCACCCACGCCCCTAGCATTCAGGATGTTGAGACAGGCGACAAGCGGGAAGTGTCGTGCGGCTATGTCTGTGATCTCGACATGAAACCCGGTGTGTATCAGGGTCAGCGGTATGATGCTGTCCAGCGGAATATTCGATACAATCATGTTGCCATCTGCAAAAACGCACGAGGCGGCTCCCAGGTCCGCATCCACCTGGACTCTCAAGAACAGGTCTTACGCTTGGACTCAATCCTGAGTCCCGAAGAAAACCCTAGAGGAGACTCTTTAATGGAAAAGACGATTGTAATTGATGGTGTCGAGTACAAGGTCAATGCAGATGTTCATGCTGCCGTGACTGGAAAATTCAACAAGGACCATCAAACGATCCAGGGATTGAACGACAAGCTGAAGCTGGCCGATGACGACAAGGCCAAAGTCCAGGCTCGCGCCGATTCCCTGGAAGCTGATCTTAAGAAGGCGAAGGAAACAGCAGGCGTCCGCACAGACTCTGCCGAGTTCAAGGAAGCCATCAAGGCCCGCGTGGCTCTTGAGCGTTTCGCAGCTCCCCGCCTTGACGACAAGGATCTGTCGGCCATGAGCGATCGGGATATCATCGTCGAGCTGATCAAGCTCGATTCCCCTGAGTTCAAGGCAGAAGGAAAGTCGGATGTGTATCTGCAAAGCCGACTCGATCACATGATTGAAACAGCCGATGACGAGATCGAGGATGGAGAAGTTCACCTTGATAGCGAAGACGAGGACAGCGAGGAAGATCATGGCCAGGGCGGCAATGGCCGCTCTGGCGCTTATGATCGCATTCGCTCTGGGGTCAAGACCGGCGTTCGCAATGATCAGCGCGGTCGCCAAAAGACTCATGAAGAGATCCGCGCCGATGCGATGGAGAAGCAAGCCAACGCTTGGCAGAAACCAATCGGCGCAACCCGCAAGGCCCGCTAATCATCCATCGACCCCTTCATTTTAAAGGAGATGAATTCATGCAAACTTCTGTTTCGATGAACATGCCTCGCGCTCGTGCAGGTCAACTGGCCCATGCTTTCAAGTCTGAGGACATCCGAACCATGCTGGCTGAGGGTGCAGTTCCCTTTGGTCATGGTGTTGTCGAGGGAACAGCAACCCGCCAGGGCAAGGTGCCCTCTGCTGACACTCAGGTGTTCGCAGGCTTCGCAGCTCTGACCCAGGCCCTTGAATCACGGACTGGTTCATCTGCTCCCGGCTATGCCGATGATGAAACCCTCAATGTCTGTAACTGGGGCGCTGTCTGGTGTCAGTGCACAGATACAAACCTCCCATCGGTAAATGGTTCTGTTTATGTTGTTGTGGGCACAGGCAACGCAGGCAAGCTCACAAGCTCCGCTTCTGGCAACATCAACATCACCACCAAGGTCGTTGTGCGTGAGGTCGATTCTGATCTCAAGCTGGCCCTTGTCGAGTTCCGCGAGCGCGTCTAAGCCTCTCGCCATTCATTCAGACCCTTGACGATGTAATCCGTAGTTCCTGAACACTCTTTTAAATCTTAGGAGAAAGACATAATGAAGCGTCGCAACCAGAAAGGCCCGCGCTTTCCCCGCCTCGACTCGAATGAAAGCATCTTCTTTGCCCGCGAATTGGAGACGATCAAGTCGCGTTCTTATGATGTGCGGTACCCCACTCTTCGCCAGCGGGAAGTTATTCCTGTCAGCTTCGAGGGTGATCCCGCAGCCCAGACCATCACATACAACCAGTATGATCAGGTGGGCATGGCCGCGATCGTAAGCGATTACGCGACCGACTTCCGCAATGTCGAGATCTCGGGCAAGCAGTTCACAGCGCAAGTCAAATCGCTGGGCGCGGCCTATCAGTATTCTGTGATGGAGATCAGATCAGCAGCCAAAACAGGCAAGCCTCTGACGACATCCAAGGCGAACGCAGCCCGTCGCGCGATCATGCAGCTTGAGCGTGACATCGCTTTCTGGGGCGACAGCGCCGCTGGCCTCCAGGGCTGGCTGACCAATGCCAACATCCCCGATGTGACCCTGGCTCATGGGGCCTGGCTTGATGATGCGCAGACAACTGCCAACATCCTCGCCGATCTCAACAACCTTGCGAACTCTGTGATCGACACCTCGAAGTCGGTCGAAGTTCCCAACACGATGCTCCTCCCAATCCCTTACTACACCAAGCTGGCAACAACGCCACGCTCGGATGGTTCCGACATGACGATCCTGAATTACTTCCTTGAGAACACCCCGTTCATCGACAGCGTTGATTGGTTGGCTGAACTCGCCGCTGCAAACTCGGGCGGCAATCTCTCGGATGATACGGCGATCGTCTATGATCGCAACCCTGAAAAGTTCACGCTTGAGATCCCTCAAGAGTTTGAAACCTTCGCGCCTGAGCTGCGGGGCATGGCTTACAAGGTTGCAGTGCATGAGCGTTGCGGCGGCGTGATCATCCCTTATCCTCTGTCGCAGGCGATGACCGATGACATCGGCGGCAACGTGTCCAGCTAATAGAGAAGTCCAAGGAAAAAACCCCAGTTAACAAACCAAAGATAGGAGTCTTCCATGCTGATCAAAAACAACCGGGAAAGGGTTCTTAGAGTCTTTGAACCCTCCGGTCGCGGCATCGTTCTTCTCCCTGGCGTGAGCCAGCTCGATCCGAAAACCTGGAACTACCTCAAGGGCAATCGAAACTTTGCCAAGGACATCGAGCGTGAGCATGTGACTGTGCTCACAGAGGAAGAGGCCCCGGCCAAGTCCTCACAGATCAGCGTCTTCCGCAATGTGCGGGAGGCTTTCGACATCATTCGGGCCACGTTCGATGTGGCTCTCTTGAATAGCTGGAAGGTGGGCGAGGAACGCGGGACGATCATCAAGGCCATTGATGAACAGCTCGCCAAGCTCGAACGCAACAAGCAGAAAGCTCTGGCCAAGGCCAAGGCGAAAGCCAATGCCGAAGCAGTTGGGGATGAAACAGATGATGATCAGAATGATCAGAACATCGAAGAGTAAGAGGTGACCCGATGGCTTCGAGTGTAATGGCTACCGTTCGCGCCATAGCCCCCGAGCTGAAAGATCGACCGGCCAATGAGTTTGATATTTTTCAAGCTCTCGCCGAGGTCTGGCTGGACGAAAGTGTCTGGGGTGACAAGTTCACAGTTGGGCTCTCCTACCTAACGGCCCATCTGATGACGCTCTCGATCTCCCGTGGGGGTGAGATAGCAGGACCATTGACCTCGGAGACTGTCGGGGCAACCTCCGCCTCTTACGGCACATCGGGCCTCAGTGAAGAGGAAATGGGATCGACAGGCTATGGGCAGATGTTTGTATCTCTGCGCCGCGGCGTTGTCTATTCGCCTCTCGTCGGGGGTTGCTGATGGCCAGACTGCTTTCAGATGAAGAGATCCAACGGCTCATGTCTGGCAAAGGTTATTCAACCAAAGTCAAGGGGAGCAAGGGTTTTGATGTGAAAGCAGTCAATAAGTTTATTGAGGATGTCGGCCAGGGCATCACCCTGACTGTCGGCATCCATGAGGACGCGGGCGAGGCGGAAGGCACAACGCTTGCTCAGATCGCATACTGGAATGAGCATGGCGTGAAGACCAAGGCGACCTCTGAATCAGACTCGCCCTGGCGCATCCCCCCGCGTCCTTTCATGCGACCGACTATAGACAGCCAGGGGAAGAAAGCTGATCAGATGCTTTCCAAGGAGATCGAGAAGATCTTTCAGGGCAAGAAAAAATCCAGCATCGCAACAGCTCTCGGGCGAGTCGGCGCTTTCCTGGCTGGTGCCATTCAAAGAAAAATCACAACCCTGAAGCGCCCGCCGAATGCTCCATCGACGATCAAGAAAAAGGGATCCAGCAATCCCCTGATCGACACCGGTGCGATGCGTCAGGCGGTCGGCTTCAAGGTTACTCAGGGGAAGGGTGAGCAATGAGCGTTGCCGGAATGATCAGACGGGCCGCGCGGCGAGGCGGTCAAAGAAAGATAACCCTGACCCGATATGCCCCCGGCTCTTTCAGGGGCGGGGTTTTCCAGCCTGGAGCTGTGGAGTTCAGACGCGACATCGAGGCATCGGTACAGCCTCTGAACCAGGACAAGGTCGAGATCACCATCAATGATCTGGCCCGCCTCTCAAGCTATGTGACCATCATCACAACAGAGAAGCTTGTCGCTGCTGACAAGACTCTCGGCCAGAACGCCGATGAGCTGGACATAGATGGCGAGCTGTTCATCATTGAATCGGTCGAGAACTTTCGATTCAGACACCTGCAACATTTTGAAGCTGTGGCATCGAGAAAGGCGGTTAGATGAGTGCAGTCATCCAGTCAATCGTTAGACGCAGAATGGATGAAGTCAGGGCCGGGGTTCGTGCATGGCTTGCCGCTTGCCTTCCTCCTGGCGTTCCTGTGGTTGATGAGAATCAATATAAGCCCGAGCCGAAAGGCCCCTACGTATCGTTTGGTTTCGTGGGTGGACTTGTCAAGCTTGGTCGGGCCGATTCCTTTCCATACGACAAGACGCTCAACGCTTTCAAGATCCGACTCCATCGTCAGGCCACGCTCACGATCAATGCCTTTGGCAAGCCATACACCGATCTCTATTCAGATCTCTACCGGGCGACGGACATCCTGAGCGGGGTACAGGCTTGCATTGATGAGCCGACAGCATACGCCAACCTCCAATCCCGAGGCATAGCGATCTGGGGAGATGCCGGCGTCCAGGATCTGACAGCTCTTGAGGATAATGTCTATTACCCGAGAGCAGCCCTTGACTTGATCCTCGGTGTCTCGATCGAGGCGACGATAGACCCAGGCTATATCGAAACAGTCAGAGTCACAGGCCGCCTGGACGCTGATTTCGATGGTTCGTTTGAAACAGTAATAGGTCCATTCACCTTTGAATTGGAGGACGAGGAATGAGTTTGAATGACATCATAGACATCGTGATCACGCGCCAGCCTGTGGTGCCCACCGCAGAAGGGTTTGGGTATGCGAACTTTGTTTCGCCGCTCTCAACCTTCACCCCGCGCATCAAGAGCTATGCGAACATCACCGAGGTCGAAGCTGATGCCCAGCTTGGCTCTGATGCTCTTGATTTCGCCGGTCGGTATTTCGGCCAGGCCGTCCGCCCCCAGCGTCTTTATGTGACGAAGAAAGGCGGCGGCGATACTTATGTCCAGGCTCTGACAGCAGCCGAAGAAGCTGGATCGACAACCGATTGGTATGGCGTTGCCATTGACTCTGATTCAGATGCCGACATCCTCGCTGTTGCTGCATGGGCAGAGACGCGGGTCAAGATCTTTGGAGCCAAGACAGCCGATGTCTCTGTCTACGATCCCGATGATGAGTACAACATCCTGAGCGTGCTCAAGGATCTTGGCTATGATCGGACGTTCCTTTTCTATCATCAGGACTCGGCCACTGAGAACGTCGAGGGCGCTCCCTTCGGTCTTCAGCTTCCAAAGAATCCTGGCTCCAGCAACTGGGCATACAAACGCTTCTCTGGTGTTGAATCGAGCAGCATCAATGCGACCCAGAGGACACAGATCCTCGATCGCTATGGCAACTGCTATACCAATCGAAACAACTTCAACGTCTTTGAAAATGGCCGGATGGTTTCAGGCGAATGGATTGACGTGATTCAGGGGATTGATTGGCTCCACTATCGGATGCAAAACAACATCTGGACCGCGCTCGTGAGCAACGAGAAGATCCCATACACAGACGATGGCATCTCGATCATCCTGAATCAGATCCGTGAGGCCCTGCGGACATCTCAGATCAGAGGGATCATCGCCTCTGCCCCTGAGTTTGAGATCACATCTCCTTTGGCATCTCAAGTTTCATCGAACGACAAGGGCAATCGTTTGCTTCCTGACATCACCTTTGAGGCGACTCTGTCGGGTGCGATCAACAAGACTCAGATCCGTGGACGTATCCTGATCTAACCCTCAACCTCAAAGCGATAGGAGCAAGAAGCAATGTTGAGAAGCTATGACCCCAAGAGCGTATCCATCATGGTCGGCACGCATATCGTGTCTGAGTATGAGGATGGAACTTTCATCAACGTGGAACGGAACAACGACACATGGGCGATCAAGAAAGGTGCATCGGGCGAGACGGCTCGCGCGAAAAGCAATGATCGCTCGGGTCGGATCACGATCACCCTGATGTCAACCTCCCCGTCGAATGATTTTCTGTCAGCCCTGGCGATCACAGATGAGCAGACCAACGCTGGCGTTGTTCCTGTTCTGATCCGTGAAGTCGGCGGCACGACCATCGTTGAAGCGACAGAGGCTTGGATCGTTCGCCCCTCTCCTTTCGAGAGATCGAAGACGGTCGGCGCGACGACATGGATCATTGAGTCTGGCGACATCCTGATGAACATCGGAAGCCTGCCAGCCAACGCCTAATTGAACATGATGTACGAGAGAAGCGGAAAGGACTTAAACCTATGCAGAAACCAAAGGATATTATCATCGACGGGAAAACCTACACGCTCGGTCATTGGGATGTGCCCAAGGCGATCGAGGTCTGGGCATGGCTTGTCGAGTCGCTGGGGCCTGGAGTCAAGGAAGCCTTCGAGAAGTTCCAAACACTTCAGAAGCCCCAGCCTTCTACTGATCCATCTCTGCCCGAGGCAACGAAAGAGGATCAGAGCATCAAGCTTGCCATCGAGGTCTTCGGCATCATCGTCGAGACTCTTCGCAAGAGTGTACCGCCAAAGGAGTATGCTGATCGCATGCTCTCCTTCTGTTCCGATGTGCTTGTCGATAACGCCAAGCTCAAGCCACAAGTCCATTTCCAGGGGAACCTGCTTCTGATGCACCGCGTTGTCGCAGAGGTCCTGAGGTATCAATACGCAGATTTTTTCGACGAGGCCCTGTCACTTTTAAGCAAGTGAGCATCGGGCGGGCATCATCAATCCCGCCCTTTGAACCAGGGCAGTTGAACATCAATTGGTTTATATGGCGACCTGTGATCAGAAAGGTCGCCACGTACACTGAGATCATGAAGTATTGGACGATCAAGGATCTGATGGACTGCCATGAAGCTTTGGATCTCCAGGATGCCGCCGACCAATACTATCATGACATGCAGAGGAAGCTGACCCAATCGTGAGAGAGGATCGAGATGTCCGCAACATTCGTTCGAGAGTTTCTGACCAGGTATTCATTTGATGTTCAAGAGGGTCCGATCAATCGAATGAATCGGGCGCTCAAGACAGCAGGCGATCGAATGAAAACCGCATTCGATCGCAAGCCGATTGATGCGAAGACGGGCAAGGTGATCGAGGCCGAGAAGGCTTTCAAGAACCTGAACAACGCAGCCGATGAAGTCGGCAGGAGCTTTCAGAAGATTGCCATCACCATGGCTGCGATTGGAGCTGCGGCGGGGGGGATCTTTCTTGTCGCCAAATCAACAGCGGACTTTGCTGACTCTGTGACCGACACGGCCAAGGCTCTCGGGGTCGGCACGCAGGAGCTTCAGCGTCTGAGATACGCTGCACAGATCGGCGGCGCATCGGTCGAAAAGATGGATCAGTCTCTGAAGTTTCTTGCAAAGAATGCTGTTGAAGCAGCCAAGGGCACAGGCTCACAGGCCGATGCTTTCAAGCTTCTCGGCGTCCGTGTCGTCGATGCCAATGGCAAAATGAAAACCTCCGAACAGCTCATCATCGAAAGCTCTGATGCCTTTGCCCGCATGAGAGATGGAGCAGAAAAAACATCCATTGCCTTGAACATCTTTGGTCGGGAAGGGGCTGGCATGTTGCCCTTCCTGAGCCAGGGCAGCGTTGCCATTCGAGCCATGATGCGAGAGGCCGAGCAGCTCGGCTATGTCCTCGATGAAGAGGCCCTGGTCGCCGCCGCCGACTTCAACGACAACATGGATCGGCTGAAGTTTGCCGCCACAGGGCTGAGAAATATTCTCGGCTCTGAGCTGATCCCGATCTTTCATGAGATCACGAGCGGCATCATCGAATGGGTCAAAGCCAATCGGGAGCTGATCAAGACAAGAGCCCAGGAGTGGGTTGCAGGTCTGGCCAAGGTGACGAAGTATGTGGCCAGCATATTCAAAGGACTCTTCTCTGTGCTCGATCGTGGGGCACAGATCTTTGGAGGATGGAACAGGGTAATCAAACTGCTGACCGTCTCGCTTCTTGCCTTTGCGGGTGCCAAGGTCCTCATCGGGATCGGCTCTCTTGCGCAGGCGCTCATTGGACTTGTGACCGGGATCAGAGCGGTCGGCGCTGCTGCGATGTGGACACAGATCAAGATCTTCGCAATCCCTCTGGCCATCGGGGCGGCGGTCGCGGCAGCGGCTCTGCTCATCGACGACATCATCACTTTCTTTACAGATCCCGAGGTCGAGACAGCGACAGGTCATTTCGTTGACTTCATCAAGGAGACATGGAATGCGGCCGTCCAATTCATCCAGGACTCGCTCGAAAGCATCAAGGGCTTCATGGTCGATGTGGGTGCCTCCATCATTGAGGACCTCGCCCAGCCGCTGGAGAAGGTGCTTATCCTGATCAATCGTGCGGTCAAAGGCTTTACCGGCTTTGATGTTCTGGAGTCGATTGGATGGAAGACAGGCGAGGAAGGGGTCAAGCAAAGGCGGTCGATGGTTCAGGGCGCTGCTGACTTCATCACATCTCCGATCGCCTCTTACGACACAGGCATGAGGGGCGGGTTCGCTCCATCCCCTGAGGTCCGCGCGGCGACCATCTCAAGTGCAGGCAAGGGCGGGACGACGATGATCGAGAACAAGGTCGAGATCAACGCCAATGGTCTGTCGGAACAGGCCGCCAAGGAGCTTGCAACCCAACAGTTCATGCAAAGCCAGAAAGAGCTTCTGCGCAAAGCCGGTAACAATTCGATACCCAAGAACAGGGAGTAAACGATGGCCGTTGGTGAATTCATCTTTGGCTATGAGGACAAGCTGTCTGCGATACAGAGCGGACTCTTTGGCTATGAGAAGAGACTGACCCGGATCGGCGAAAGCATCATCGTGGATGTCACAGAGGTATTGACCACAGATCTCGAAGCAGAGGTTACGAAGTGGCCTGTCGAGAGAAGTCAGGACATCTCGGACCACATCAAGCTTGGCCCTGTGAGGATTCAGATACAGGGCTTCATCTCGAACGCTCCGCTTGGGGGGATTGCAGGGGTCGCTCAATCCGTTGCGACAGGTGTCCTCTCTGGCTTCGGTGCACAGCTCGCCCAGAACACAAGGATAGGCGGAACCAGTCTTGTTGGTACAGGGCTCGGGACTGCTGTCGGCGCTCGCCTGGGTGGAGCTCTCGGCAATTATCTGAGGGGTCAGGACCCTGATGTCTCCTACCCACAGAAAGCCATGAAGGCGATGATTGATTGCTACAAGGATCGAAAGCCCTTCACCATTCGGACCTACTTCTACCCGAACGAGAATGAATCGAACATCTATACCAACATGGTCATCACCGCCCTGAGCTTTCCTCAGTCTGTCCAGACAGGCGATGGCCTGCCCTTCACCCTCTCAGCGGAAAGGATCGAGCTGGTCGATCTCGAACTCAAGGGGGTATCGGGGGAATTCATCAAGGGCTTTCTCGCGGGCAACTCGGCGCCACCGAAAGCGGACCTTGGCAAGCAGGGGACCAAGCCTGCCTCTGGGCCCGCCTCGGCCAAAGCCTCAGCCTTTCTTAATGTGATTCGTGGCGCGACAGGAGGACTTTAAAAGATGGCGACCCTTCAGCTTCCGGTCAGGAATGATCAGCCGGCCTATCGCTTCCAGCTCACGCTTGAGGCCCGCGTCTACTTCTTTGAATTCCGATTCAACACCCGCCAAGACAGATGGCTCATGGATGTCCTCGACGAGACACAGAGCCCGATACTTATGGGTGTACCCATACTAACCGGCCTGCCCATACTCGATGGCTATACCCGCGCGACCAGGCCACCTGGAACTTTCCTTGCCGTGGATCTCACAGGAGCGGAACGCAATGCCGATCGTGAATCATTCGGGGTCGATGTTGTTTTGCTGTACGTGGAATCAGAGAGCTGAGGGGAGAGCGAGAGGATGGCTGACTCAAAAATCATAACGGCAACCGGGCAGGGTTCGCAACCCCTGTTTTTGCGATCGGCTCAGATCGTGCTCCTGAACCTGCGCACAGCCCAGCGTCTGACTGTGGACAAGCTGCGCTTTAAGTTTCAGGTCGAGAGATCGGTCGGATCACAGACCAACCAAGGGTCTCTTGAGATCTATAACCTTTCAGAGCAGAGCCGAAACTTCTGCAACATCCCCCCCGAGAAGCCAGGGGTCGAGACAAAGAGAGGGCTGTTCGTCGAGCTGTCGGCTGGGTATCAGAACTTCACGCGCACGATCCTTACCGGCAATGCCAAGGGCGGATCTGAATACACAGGCCCCGACTGGATGACCAAGCTTGAGATCATCGACGGATACACCGCGCTCCGGACGACCACCATACAGAAATCATACGGCGCGGGCTTCTCGATGAATCGGGTCATCCTCGATGTGATCCAAAGCTTCGGCCTGCCTGTCGGCTATGTCAAGCCGGTACTGACAACCGATGTCGTCCGCACAGGTCTGACCCTCAATGGATTGAACAAGCGCATCCTCGATGACTTCGCAGCCACGTATGGCTTCCGCTGGAGCGTGCAGAATGGAGCCATCAACGTCATCGACCGCTTCGGGGCTCTGCCCCAGCCTGCCGTGAACCTGACCCCGCGCACGGGGCTTATCGGCTCTCCTGTGAGAACAGACAAGGGTGTCAATTTTAAATGCCTGCTGATCCCTTTGATCGTTCCAGGGGGGAAGGTCCGGCTCGATCAGAACTCGGTCTTTACCGGGGAGCTGATCGTTCAGAAAGCAATCTATTCGGGAGACACGCATGGCGCCGAGTGGAACATTGATGTGGAGGCAACGACACCATGACGAGACAGGCCCATGAGACTCCCGAGCTGGTTGATGTGATCTCTGAGCTGATCGACGATCGCCTCAAGGATCTCGATGTCTGCTTTCCTGGCACGGTAAAAGCTGTGGATAAAACAAAGGGGTTGGTCGATGTGCAGTCAGACTTCAAGCGTCTGTACTGGGATCAGGATCAACCTGTCAACCCGCCTGTGATTCGTGGGGTCACGCTCTGGCAATACAGAGCCGGAACGGCACGCATGAATTTTCCGATCAAGGTCGGCGACAAGGTGATGTGCCTTTGCTCGCAGAGATCCCTCGACAAGTGGAAACAATCAGGGGCTCTCGATACCCCTGGCTCGACCCGGGTCCTTTCGATGTCGGATGCCATCGCCATACCTGGGCTCTACCCGATCCCTCAGGCATTCCCCATCGGCGACAACCTCACCCTGCAATACGGGGCGGCTCTGATCTCGCTCATCGAGAATAACGAGATCTCTCTGGAGGTCACCAAGGCCAAGGCCCGGCTGACGAAAGATGGAAAGTTCAGTTTCTCAAACGGGACCGTTGAGCTGATCGACATCACTATCCAGAGCCTGACAGCTCAGAATGCCCTCATTGATCTGATCAAACAGCTACAGGTCTCAACCTCTCTTGGGCCTTCGGGGACGCCGCTTCCTACAAACATAACGGCACTCGATCAGCAGAAGCAAACCAATCAGCAGCTCATCGACAAGCTGACTCAATTGAAACTGGGGTAGGGTATGGCTCTCGGATCAGACAACGATTGGCGCGCGGCTTTCGGGGAGATGCCCACTGTAGGAGATGACACCTGGAAGGCCAATCTTGCCGATACCATTGACGGGCTCGTGACGAATCTTCTCAGCTCGCCTGGGCTCTTAAATGAATCGGGTGAGCCTGCGGCCGTATTCACGTTTGGGAAGTCAGCGTTTCAGGCCGGGCTCTCAGGAAACACAGCCGCGGCGATCTCTTCGGCCATGCAAGCGGGGCTCACAGCATCGACTGCTGTTGTAGCCGCGCTCTCCTACACGACACCGAAGACGCCCGCTACAACCTTCTCAGCCGTGGCGACTTCGATCATAACCCCGGCTTCGATTGCTCTGGCCACAGCGAAGATCCTTCAGATAGCAGGCAAGGCAAACGTGGATGATCCCCTGGATAGTCTCGTGCCGCCTATCTTTCGTGAGGCATTCCTGCTTTTAAAATTGACGACGACAGGCAGCGATTCATCATCTCCGCCTGTGGCTTTGACTGATGCTGAAAGGGCAATGGGATGAACATACTGATCAATGATGCAACGGGTGACATCGACATCCAGCAGAACAATTGGGTGATGGTCCAGGGCACTGAAGAGATTTCCCAGATCATCAAGCAAAACCTGCAAACGGTTCTGGGCGAATGGTTCCTCGATTCCTCTCTCGGGCTTCCATGGTTTACCGAGATCTTTGAGAAGGGTCAGAGCCAGAAGAACATCGACACGATTTTCATCGACGAGATCGGGGCATGCCCTGGCGTGATCTCTCTGGTCAACTATTCGAGTCAGCTCACTGACAAGGCGAACCGTGTCCTCTCAATCGAGTTTCAAGCCTATACCGTTGAAGGTATTCTTGACTTCACATCCATCATCACTCCAACAGGGGGCGCGTAATGACTTTTGGTGTAACGCCAGAGGGCCTTGTTATAAAGAGGCTCGCGGACATCCAGACCGAGCTGAATGAAGACGCACGCGGGGTTTACGGGAACGCTGTCGATCTCGATCCCCGCAGGCCGTTCGGTCAATTCCTGGGGATCATGTCGGAACGATTTGCTCAGATCTGGGAACTCGTCGAGCAGGTCTATCTTGCCCGCTATCCTCGCACAGCCGAGGGCAAACAGTTCGATGATGTTGCATCATTCAATGGCCTTGTGAGACGCGCGGCGACCTTCTCAACCGTTGGTGTCCGTCTGTCGGGTACAGAGGGCACAGTCATTCCTCAGGGAACCAGGGCGTCTGTCGATGGAAACCCTGAGTCGATCTTTGAAACCGATGAAGAGTACACGATCGAGGCAGGCATCAACGAGATCCAGGAGATCATCTTTCCTGATGAACCTGTCGCGGGTGCCTTTACTCTTGTCTTTGGAGGCGAGGCAACATCGGCCATCCAATGGGATGATACAGCGGGCGACATCGAGGCCGCGCTGGAGGCCCTGTCTGGAGTCTCAGCGGTTACGGTGATTGGTAGTTTCTATTCCGGCTTTACCATCACCTTTACCGGGGCAGATGGACAGCAGCCGCAGAGCCTTATTTCTCTCGGCTCGAACACACTCAGCTCTGATGGCATCGCTGTCGGCGACATCATTCCGACCATCGCCAGGGTCCAGCTCGGTGTGCTTCCAGGGGTCGATGGAACGATGACCGCGCAGACATCGGGACCGATACCTGCACCTGCTGGAAGTCTGACAGTCAGAGAGGACACGGTTTCAGGATGGGATAGCATTACGAACCCGCTCGATGCGGAGCAAGGCGAGATCGAGGAAACCGATGCTGCATTCAAGATTCGTAGGGCTCAGCAGATCGCGCTCGGCGCTCTCTGTACCCCGGATGCGATCAGGGCGAGGATGCTTGAGGTTGAGGGTGTCGAGTCTTGTGTCGTCTATATCAACAACACGGAGGCGACAGTCGATAGCCTCCCGCCAAAATCTGTTCGCGTCGTTCTGCTCGGCGGTGATCCTCTACCCATTGCAAGGCAGCTCTTTGCATCCGTGGCGGGCGGTATCAGAACTTATGGGGCACAGAGTCAGACCATCACGGATGACTCAGGCTTTCCGCAGATCCTTCGCTGGGACAATGCCGAAGAAGTTTCCATCTGGGTCGAGATCGACCTGACGATTGATCCTGAGGACTTCCCGCTCGATGGCGAGGATCAGATCATTGCAGCCATCCTCGCTTATGGTGAGGGACTTGGGACGGGCGATGATGTTATCGTCTACCCATATTTCATCTGTACTCTTGATGTGATCAGCCGGGGCATCCTGGATGCGGCCGTCAGGATCGGGACATCATCCGGCCCGACCCTTGACGACAACATAAGCATAGCGCCTGACGAGATCGCCCGCTTCGACAGCTCGCGGATAACGATCAACATCGCATCATCGTGAGGGCATCATGGCTGATTCAAAGATCACGAAAGTAACGACTCATGTCCAGGATGCCAAAGACAGACTGACCGGACAGTACAAGGGCAAGCCTCGCATCGAGGGCACCGTTGGACTTCTCGCAAAGCAGATCCAGGATCTTGAGGATGTGCTGACCGATCTCCTTGAGGCCGAGATCCTTGCGAATGCCCAGGGCGCGTTCCTCGATCAGCTTGGGGATCTTGTCGGTCAGGAGCGGGAAGGTTTACAGGATGACTTCTATCGCATCCTGATCGCGGTCAAGATCGTGAAGAACTTTAGCAAGGGTGAGCCTGATGCGATCATTCGGGCAACCCGTCTGATCTTTCAGGCGAGCGAAGTTCATTACATGAATCTTGGCGGCGCGAACGTGGGGCTGTATGTCAATGGCATTACCCCCGATGTGCCTTCATCGTTCATCTATTCCAATCTTCAGGAGGTGGCGGCAGCAGGGGTCAAGATCCTCTTTGTTGCTGTGGCCCCTCCTGACACAGATCCCGATGATGTCTTTGCTTTCGATGGCGGCGAGACTGGGGGCGGCTTTGGCTCTCTCTCTGATCCCGACATCGGCGGCGCGTGGTCAGGTCTTATTTAATCAACCCGAGCGAGGTTTTTGTTATGCCGATTTTCATCACCGAGGACAGGCCGTCAGCATTCAGTAACTGGGGTGATTCAAACACGACCCCTCTCGTTGACATCATCGAGCCGCCAAGCGGTCTTCAGCAGGCGACATGGCAGCCAGGACAGAAGCCGCCAGCGCCTTATCAAAACTGGCTGGAATATATAACCCAGAGATGGATCAAGAACCTCGATGAGAGGGCTCCACGGATTCAGGAATACAACTACTTCATCGGCGACTTCTCGGGGGCTCACTATGCAGATCTTGAGACATGCCTTGCCGCGATCAGCAGCGGTGCCCGGATACTCTTCGTCGGCAGCAACTCGAACCTGTTCCTGAGCAACACGATCACCATTCCTTTCAAGGTCGAGATCGACTTTCTATTCACGACTTTCTACAAGTCGAACTTCGCCCTGACGCGGGCCATCATCATCAATGGCGATGATGTTGTCCTGCGTGGAGCCCGCTTCTCTTCGGGCTGGAGCGGGGGATCGGACGCTTGTGTCGAGATCAATGGGGATCGCTGCCGCATCCAGGATTTCGTTTTCGATGAGAACGTCACGGCGTGCTTCGATGAAACCGGGGTTGCATCTGATCAGTATCCTGAACTCATTAACAACGTGGTGGAGTATTTCTAATGCCGAGCATCATCCAACGGATCAGAGCAACGATATTTGAGATCGGGCGCGGGGCGAACGATGAGCTTGATCTTGTGTTTCGATCGAACATTGCCAACACCCCTGCATTCAGGAGAGAGGCATCATCGAATGAGCTTAAGCTGAGATCGGGCGGGCGCTCGACCTTCCGACGTCTTGAGAAGCTGACGGCGACAGCGACAGGGGCGACATCGGTATCGCCTGCAGCAACTGACCATAACAAGATCTACCTCTGTAATGTGTCAGGCGGGGCGATCACTTTCAACCTTCCGGCTCCCGCCGATGGGCTGATGTTCCATCTCAAAGACATCACGGGTGATGCTCCGACGAACAACATCACGATCGTTCGGAACGGATCGGAGAAGATCGACAACGCCACCGCGTCCTTTGTGATTGATCAAGCATATGCAGCCATCACGATCTATAGCGATGGAACGGATTGGTTCATCATTGGAAAGAGCCTTGGCTATCTCGCGGGCACAGCTACAGCAGCCCTGACGACAGGCGGGGGATCTGCAACGCTCAACGCATCGGTCAGGACGATAACATGGCAGCGGCATGGAAAATTGGTTTACCTCGCTGGACGGCTCGATGTTACCTCTATCTCAGCGCCCTCTGGGTTCCTTCGGATAACGGGGCTTCCATACAACTCGGCGGTGGACATGGCTGTTCCGATCGCGGCGGTTGTAGGACGGAGCTTCGACAGCCAGACCCAGAACATATACGGCAAGGTTCTGTCAGGAACCAATTACATAACGGTCGAGAACTTCCAGGATGGCGACGCGGAGAACGGCGGCGGCATTCTGAATTCCCTTTCATCATTCGTTCTCGGTGGCTGTTATATCGCCAGCTAGGGGGATCTCATGAATTGGCAGCGTCTCGGGGATGGCGACATCATCCTCGCTCTTTGCATAACGATCCTCTGCGCGGGGCTTGTGGCTTTGATCAACCGCTTCACAGATCGGGATGGTGGCCCATGAGTTATGTGGATTGGCCTTATGTGCGGCGGGTTCTCTCGCCCTCTGAGATCCCAACGCGGAACCTTTTGCTGATGGCGATCTTCCGTGTTGAGTCCAGCTATGACCCGAACGCTGTGCGATTTGAATCCGACTTTCAGTATGTCTGGAACGTCGAGGCTCATGCACGGATGCTCGGGATCACGCAGAAGACCGAGCGATTCATGCAGCAGACATCATGGGGGCTCGGTCAGATCATGGGCGGCACCGCCCGATGGCTTGGATATAACGGGCCTCTGACCGGACTTCTCGATGTCGAGACGAACATCGTTTTCTCTGAGGCTTACTTGAATCGTCTGCTTCAGAGGTACAACAACAACATCGAGAAGGCCATCGCCTCCTATCGTCGGGGCAACGCGCGACATTGCAATGATGATGTCTGCTCGACAGATGATTACGTCCAGATGGTGATGGCTGAATACAACATGGAAGTCAAGAACTCGGCATGGGAAAGGAGCAGCTAGCATGGGTCTGATCAATATCGGCGGCGAAAATCAGGGGCCTCCTGGACCACAAGGCCCCCAAGGCCCTGCAGGTGCAGCGGGCGAAGCAGGTGTGCGAGGCAGCACCATTCAAAGAGGCGCAGATCCAGAGGCAGTCACAGGAGCATTGGCCGGTGATCTTTTCATTCTGGAAACCAATGGCCTGCTTTATCAGTACGATGGCTCACAGTGGGTTGACACAACGATCCATGTCAAGGGCAGCCGCTGGTATGAATCAGGCACAGAGCCAACCGATCTCGTCCCTGGCGATGTGATTTATGATGATGTGGGTTTTCTCCAGATCTATACCGGCACAGGCTTTGAAGGCATCGGCAGGATCTCCCCTGCGAAGTGGTACTTCGGAACAGATCCTACTACTGATGTAAGCGTTCCTCTTGATGGTGACATCTTCGTCGTCATCTCCAATGGCGATGTCTTTCAATACTCAATTGATAACGGCTGGGCTGGATTTCCAGATACTCCACTTTATAACATCAAGGGCGCTGATGGAGCGCAGGGTCCACAAGGCGAACAGGGACCACAAGGCGAACAGGGACCACAAGGCGACCCTGGTGGAGGACCGACCGGAGGTACAACAAATCAGGTACTAAGAAAAAACTCCGGGACCGATGGCGATTATGATTGGGCCGATAACGATCTCCTTTTTTCATCTCAGACTTTCAGCGGCTCCAATGGAATGCTCGGGGCTTTGAAGTTCAAGCCTTCCAATGCAGGATCGACTGGCTACAGCGGCGGCGCGATCTATCTTGATGATGGGCGATACGCAGCGGGCACCAGAGACATCGGCAAGAAGTGCATTGACTTGAACATGGCATGGAATGGAGTTAACCAACCCATACCCTCTGGAGCACAGGGTTGCGCAATCGTTGGCGGCGTTTTCAATCGCATGACCAACTCAATTGACAACGCCTTCATCGGTGGTGGTCTAACGAACAGGGTTAGTGGTTCGTATTCAAGCATTCTGGGCGGAACCAATAATATAGCCAGTGGCTCCAACAGCGGGATCTATGCCTCTGATGCTTCCTCGGCTTCAACCTTCGGGGTTGTGCTGGGTGGCCGATTCATGAACTGCAGCAATTTTTATGCTGTCACGTTCGGGGAATACACTCAGTCTCCTGAGGATGCAACTCTCTCTCTTGGAAAATACCCAGGCTTCTCTCTGTTCAGTGCAGACGAACGCGCCAATATCTGGAAGGTCGGCGGCACCAAGCGCAGCATGTCGCTCGGCTATTATCTGAACCTGCCATCGGGCGCGGGGGTTGATTCAGCGACAGCGGCTGCTGAGAATACTTTCTGGTGGCATACAACCAATCGTCAGAATGAATCAAATGCTTTCGGTCTTCGTGCTGGCACAGGCATGACGACAAAGTATCGCATTACGATGCCGAACGGAAACCCAGGCGGCGCTCAAAGAATTCTCAGAGTCACCGGCTCAACTCTCACGTCAGGAATTTATGAGGTAGCCACGCAATGGGTGGCCGTTGGCACAAATGCTCTCGGAAATAGTGGAAGCTCGAAGGTTGTTGATTTTCTTGAAGGCCGCGTTCACACGATAGGCCTTAATGCCGATTGCACTCTCACTTTTGCCAACTCAAAATCTGGAGACATCTATCATCTCGTGATCACGCAGGACAGCACACCCAGGGCAATTACATGGCCTGCTTCAGTGAAATGGCCTGGAGGTGTTGCCCCTACGTTATCGCCGGGTGCATTCGCTGTTGATGTTGTGCAATTGGTCTACGACGGAACGAATCATTATGGAACCATCGCGCAAGCGTTTGCATAAGGGCAGGGAAAAATGACTATCAAGGTAAAGACAGGAGCCAAGATTCCCCTCTGGGTTGCGATTGATGATGGCTCTGAGGATCTGATCATCTCGGCCCGCGTGACCTCGCGCGATCCTTTCACGGTCTGGGCTGATGGGACTCTTCTCGATTTCATCGAATACTCTGAGGGCGAGTACGAAAACAACAGCCTGGACATGCCTGATGTTCCGGCGATTGATGTCGTCTATTCTGTGTTTCAGAACGATGGCATTACCCTGATCAGGAAAGCCTATGAGCTGTTCCTGAGAGACGATGGCGGCGGGGCCTCTGATGATGGGGCGCTCATTGGTCAGATACTCGACGAGGATCAATTGATCGGCGTCGTTCACACATGCGAGGACTAAGACATGATGAGTCAGCTTCTCTCGATCATCAAAGGCACAGATCGAACAATCAAGGTATTGCTCAAGACCGCGAACGGAGCGCCGTTCAGTCTTGAGAACGCCAGCGCCATCAAGGCGATCTTTCTTGGCTCGGGCGAGGAGCTTGTCGAGCTGACGCTTGCAGCAAGCAAGGTGTCTGTTGTTGGCGATGCCTCTCGCGGGGAAATCGAGATCACGATGGACACAGACGACACCGATGATCTACAGGCTGGCGAGCGCCTGTCGTGGGAGATCGAGATCACGAGATCAAGCAAGACCTATATAGTCCAGTTTCCCGAAACCCTGGACGTGAGGCAGCGCCTAAGCCAGGGGTAGGGTATAATGAGGGAACTCCTGCCTTTGGGTGGGGTTTTTTCCGCTTCTCGACCACCGCTTGGCATCCGCTCGGCGGTGGTTTTTTTATAGGGGATCATCATGTTCAAGCACACCATCATGCGAATCGAGCCGGGCAAGAGAGTCATTGATATAACAGAGAGGGTCCAGGCTGCTGTTAGGACTCTGAATCTTCGCTCGGGGCTCTGCAATGTCTATTCAAGGCATACAACATTGGGCGTCCGGATCTATGAGTTCGAGCCTTTGCTGATGTCGGACACGATGCGAAAGCTCGAAGAGTTCGCCCCCCGCTCAGCCCGCTATGCGCATGATGATCTTGATTGCCGGGATGTCCCGCCCGACGAGCCGGTGAATGGTCATAGCCACATCAAGAGCCTTCTGGTAAATACTTCTGAAACGATACCAGTTCTTGACAACATGCTTCATCTCGGACGCTGGCAGCGTCTGCTCGCGTTCGAGCTTGATGATCCGAGAGGGCGGGAAATTATGATCAGTCTTGTGGGGGAATTCGTATGAGCAGAAAGCCGGTCGCGTTCTTTGTCAACAACCATGGGTACATCTCCCACTTCCTGCCGATCATCGAACGGATGCCCGAGATACAGCCGATCATCATCACGACAGTCAAGGAAACAGCCATCTACGCAAAGCAGATCCTGGGGATTGATGCTGTCTGTGTTCAAAGGGATGAGCATATGTGGCACGAGGTCAGGCGTCGCCAGATGCTTAACGTGATCTCTTGCTATCAGAAGCTGACAGGGGATTGGCGCGCTCTCAATACCATTCAGATCTTCCATGGGGTTTCATTCAAGGGGCCGGATCTCGGCAACTGGAAGCCGGAACGCTGGCAGCATCTAATGGTCCAGGGCGAACACTTCTGGGAGCCTTATACAACGAGATACCCCGAGTATGCTCACAGGATGCAGCGAACATCATTCACCAGAGCGTCATGCTATGAGAACCTTCCCGAGTGGAACAAGAAAGGTCCTGTTCTTTATATGCCATCGCACAGGGATGCGGGGCTTCTTGCTCTGAGAGAGAACATAAGACTGATGATCACATCGGGCCTTGATGTCATGGTCAAGCTGCATCCGATCAATCACCTCCATGAGGCTTTCATGCAAGGTGTCCATCAACTCTTTCGCCATACAGAACGCGCCCAGCTTATCACCCATGATGATCCCCGCTACTTCCGCTATGATGAGCTGATGAAGCAATCGAGCTGCCTTGTCTCTGACTTCTCGTCTGTGGTCTGTGAATACACATTGCTTGATCGCCCGATCGTGATCCTGAGAGGCGGACCGGATCGGAACATGAGACACAACGCCCGCGACAACAGACACCTTGAGCCCAGCCTGTTCCATGTCGGCGAGGACAGGCGGGTCGATCGAGCGATCCATGATGCGATCCTTGACTTCAAGCCTGGGCAGTATCCTGATCTTTATATCAAGGATGGGAAAGACATCGTCCAGGCAATCCGGGAGGCTCTGCGATGATAAGCCCGAATGATCGTGATGCAGCTCTGGCCTTGCTCGATTCATTGGAGGAGTCCAAGCGGTATCTGAAAATGCTCAGCGACGCATGGCACAAGCGTCTGGAGCATATTTCGATCAGGCTCGATGATGATCCGATCAAGCGGATCAATGAACGGATCAGATGCGATTGGGAGGCCATGCGATGAGCATTACCGCTCTTGTCCTTGCGGCTGGCTCTGGAACGAGGTTTGGCGCTGACAAGATGGAGGTTTTCATCAATGGGCTGAGACCGTGGGAGATCGTCGAGGGTTGCCTTCGGCCTCTCGTCGATTCATTGGTGGTTGTGGGAAAGGATATATGTGGCGGTGAGACAAGGCGGGAGAGTGTGTTGCGGGGGCTCGCCCATGTGAAAACTGATCGTGTTATCATCGCCGAGGGTGCAAGATTTTTACCATCGACCTCTGATTACGATCTTGCCATTCGATCCGAGGGGTCAGCCGTGGCCTTCGGATCACCTTCCATCAATTCCGCTGTGCTCAAACTATCGGGAAGCTTCACGCCGATTCCTCGTCATCTGATGAGTATCATTCATACCCCTCAGGTATTTGATGCGGGGCTGCTTCGTCAAGTCCTGGATCGCTTCGGGCATCTTTCTGATGGCGATGAATGGTCCTTGATGGCGACCTTGAATCAATGGGACTGCCGGCTCATTCCGGGGAGCTGGAGGACTGGGCTTAAGCTGACGTATCCAGGCGACCTGGAACTCATGGAGATGGCTTTCAATGCACAAGATAGTCGTGATCGGGGCGGGCTCAGACATCGCGCAGGCGCTTCTCATGCGGATCAGATCGGGCCCCTGGCTGGAGGCGGCGAAGGTAAAGGCATTTACGAGCGGGGAGCTTGATGTCACGAACCAAAGCCAGATGACGAGGATCACCATGCAGCGGCCCGACACGTTGATCGTGTTCGCCGGGGTCATCACGCCCGAGCCTGTGACGGGTGGATCGGTCAGCGCATGGCATCGACAGATCAATGTCAATCTCCTTGGGTCCTACAACTGCGTGCAGGCAGCTCTGTCGGTCAATCCAAAGTGCCGGATCATTCTGATCGGATCATCGGCGGCTCGGAAGGCCAGGGCAACCTGGAGCGCATACTGTGCATCGAAAGCCGGACTGTCGATGTTCGTCGAGTGCATGATTCAAGAGGGGGTCGATGCGTGGTGTTTGAACATTGGCAGGACGGCAAGCAAAATGCGGCGGGGCCTCTTCCCTGATGAGGATCAGGGCTCTCTGATGCAAGCTGATGTTGTGGCGAACGAGATCATGCAGATCATGCTGAATCGGCGAGTCGATCGGATATCCTGGCTCGCACGAGGTCGGGATGTATGAGGTTTGCTGGATCATTTTTGCCTGCCCAGAATGATGGCCCGCCAAAAGCAACGACCCCTTGATAATACAACCAGGCCAGGGCTGACCTCAACTTCTTGAGCCAGCCTTGTTTTGTTCCCGCCTCGATCAGGCGCAGCATGTTGTTGAGGAACACATGATCGGCGATTGCCTTGTAGTCAAGGCCGGCGTCATTTGGATAGGTATACATGAAGTCATGGATGCAGCAGGCGGGCTTGATGTCGAGTCCGAGAAGGCTGTCGGGAACAAGATCCCGATGCCAGCCTGGGCGTCCACACTCACAACCTCTTGCCTCCGCGTACCCTTCAGGAGCCCAAAGATCCGGCATGTTCGCCCCATCGTTATAGGTTCATCATCTGAGTCTTGTCAGCCTTGAAAAATCGAGCCTGGGGATTTGCAAAGCCAGGAGATGTGCAAAGAACAACTGCGCCATGATGTTAATCCAAAGCATCCTCGTTTTGACATCCGCCGCGGTCGATCCTGTGAGGCGATCTGTCCAGGCGGCGTCAAGCTTTTGGCGTTCGGCGACGATGGCCTTGTTGTAGTCATCGGCCAGGGTGTTGACCTTCATTCGATCGGAAACCCTGCTTTCGGGGATGGTGGAAAGCAGGGCTGATGTCTGCTGGTATCTTTCCTGGAGGCGGGCCAGCTCAGGGCTGGATCGTTCGGCTGATGTCCTGGCCGAGACATCCATCGTGTTGAAGATGTGGCCGAGTATGACGCCGATGATAAGGACCCGCGAGAAGTTCAGCAGAGTCGATTGCGATCGCGCCAGAGTCACCCCAACAAGTGTCAACTCCAGCAGCGTTGCCAGGATCAGCCCGTCCCTGCCATCCCCGTATAAGGATCGCTGTGCGCTGATCTGGTAGATGGTTATTATGCAGAGCATTATGGCACAAAGCGCGGGGAAAATGAACGGTCGCCAGAACTCGAAGGATCCCCGCTCGGGCTCCTGGGATCGGCGTGAGGCCATGTCGATGACGTTGGATGATGAAGGGGGCATAAGGGGCTCCAATGCGATGCGCGTGGCCGCCACTTCATCAAGGCCCTTCTCGCGCTTGTTCTTGTTTCGTCTCGCCCGGAAGCGATCCCATTCAAGGCCGCCTTGATCTTCAAGTGCGTCAAGAATTTGTTGTTCTTCTGCTGTCAGCGTCAGCGATGCTTGCTCAATTTTACTCATGTGCGGTATCTCCTTTCGAGCATAGGAGATAGCCCGGAACTGAGTTTCAGCTCTACCGGAATCATCGGACTCGAGTCGGCCCATCTTCGGAACCAACCGGAACGACTAATATTTTGGAAGCCATCCCGACTTGAGATGGATCTGTCCTGTCTCTTTCAAAAACCAGGGCATGTTACAGGAGACGCATTTCATTTCGCCGCCTGGGTGAATCCCCGGCCCGTAGAGATGTCTGGCCCTGATGATCTGTCCGGCGTACAGGTTTTCAACGAACGTGGCGATCGGCCTGCGGCAATACTGATTGGGGCAGACGATCTGAGCGCCGACCTCGACGAAAGGCTTCTCGGCCTGATCGTGTGAGTGTCTACGTTTGATTGGCGTCCTGGATATAAGCGGGAACATCTGGTTCAGTCGCCTGACCTGTTCCTCCAGGGGAAGAAATTTCATCGAAAGCACTCCAGCGCAAGACAGCAGCCAGCAGCCACAGAGGCGTAGAAGGTCGGGTCAGCCGCCTGGGCAGCGAACAGAGAGATCATCGTCCCGTAGATGGCAAAGCGCCCGAGCCTTTCCATGATCCTCGCCTTGAGTCTTCTCTTGCGATCGAACGATGACGACTGGACCTTGGTAAACATGCTCACGTAAAGGGCTTCAGACATCTCGAAAACTCCCATAAAGGGTTTATGTTCACGCGGCAAGATCCGCGCTTGGTTCCTTGGGATGATGATCTCGATCTATTTGGTCCTGTTATACCGTTATGGATGCACGAACGGCAAGACCTCCTTGATGAGCTGGACGAGAGAGACAGCCGCCTGAGCCAGTCCTTGTGCAGTCAGAGCAAGGGCACAGGTGATGACGAGCGCGCGTCGGAGCTTTCCGGGCGGCAGATATTTCAGCGCCATTCGATTGATCCCCCTGGGTGAGATTTTAGCATGGGAGATGGACAGGCTCAGGGTTCGGATGATAGAGAAACCGTGCTCGATTTTGCACGGATGATCACAGGAGAGGCGGCGTTACAGCGTCAATGTCGCCTCCATCCTGTGGTTGATCAGATGGAAAATGTTTCACATGGAACACTTTCGGGCGAAAAAAAACCCGCTGCTCATCGCGCGGGCTTCTCTACCTTCGGTTGTCAATACCATCCGAGTCAACGAGACTACAGATCGGTCTGCTTATATCAGCAGCATCTTATCAATTCAAGTAGGGGCAGATGGATTTTCCTTTGCGGCCATCTGAAGCTTGTAAAGTTCATCGCCCACGAGCTTGAAGCAATTGCTGCAATAGTTCATGTCGCCGATCCTGGCTGTGGCTTCGAGCTTGACGGGCCTGTGGCAGCAGGCGCAATCGGTCAGTTCAAACATCTCTTTCTCTCCTAATAGTTTTCGGCATCCTCGCCGTCGTAGATTTTACAGTGTTCACATGATGAGTCCCATGATCCCCCGGTGACATCACCTCCCGGCAGGAACATCGGGCGATACCCTGGTCTTGTCGGGGTGTGCGGTGGCCGCGCTCCTGAATTCGCCTCGGCCTGAAACTCCAGGCGGGCCTGTGTTTCCTGGCCTCCTGTGATCGCATCGAAGCAGGCTTGATCTGAGATCGCACACTCTTTCAGGATGCGATTGATCTCCTTGTCGATCTCGGCTTTCTTGTCTGTGACGAACTTCTGACAGACGCCAAGGCCGCCCGCGCAGAGGGCGATGACTGTCTCTTTGAACTTCTTCATCTTGGCTGCCATGGCTCCACAGTAGGGACCCATCGCGGTATTGCAGGCGATGGCGACATACTCCCACTGTCCTTTCTGAGCCTCCAGCTTTGCGATCTGGTTGCTGTAGGGATGATGTTCCTGAGCCTCGCGTCTTGTTGCTGCATAGTCCTGCTGGACCTCTTCGGCGATGGCCCGGTCCATATAGAACATGAACTTTCCGGTTCTCTTATCATGCACAGAGAAGCCGCGATCATGGCCGCCGCCGACAGTCTGGCAATAGGTCACAGCATCGGAGCCCTGGCACATCTCCCTTGCGGACTCGATCAGAAACTGTCCACCGGCAAGGGTCCAGGGCACACGCTTGAGCGATTCAGCGGTCGGGGGCTTCGGCCTGAATGCCATCATGTCGTCGACCACACCGATCGAGGGCGGCGGGGTCATGATAAGGAAAGCGAGGGCGATGCTTTTCATTTGACCTCCATGGATTGGCCACAGAACTGGCAGATGCCTTTGGTGCATCCCTCGATGAAGGTGGTCATTCTCTCACAGTATGGACATCGGACATCGCGCGAGCGAAGGGTCATCTTTGATGGATCTTTCTCGATCTCTCTAGCGATCAATTCCTGAGCCTTGCGCTTGAACTCAGGGGTCAGCCGATAGGTTTCCCCCTGCTCGATATATTCCTTGAGCATCGTCGAGAGCAGGCGCTTGCCAAGGGCTTCGATCTCCCACTGGATCATGTTGAGGGGATCGCCTGAGATCGGGGTCATCTTTGTAACGAGATCCCTGATGATCTGAAAATCATCCTTGATGAAATGAAACTGGACCATGGGCACATCGCCATTCTCAAGAACCTCAGGTTCCTCATGATCTGTGTAGGGATCGACAACGAAGGGGATGCCTGTGATCGAGAGCTGCTTAAGATTGAGTTCCATGGCATACCAGCGGATCTCTTTAGTTTGAGTTTGTTGCACGGCCTGATTCCTTCCATTCCTTCTTGAACTCTTCGATTGATTCAGCTCTCTGGCGGGGCATCTCGTAATAGTTGAGCCATGCGGCCCAGATCGAGATGCCAAAGATCAGCAGGAGGATCGAGCCGATGGCCAGCCTTTCAGTTTTCATTGATCGAAAGGCTCGATCAAAGATGTCGGGGGGCAGGCCCGAGCGCGAGCGAACAAGCTGCCCGGTGACGACAGCGAACAGGGGGAACCATCCATCAAGGCCCCATGTCTGGACCCATGTCCAGTCAAGCCACATGCCAGCAGTTGTGATCAGAGCCACAAGATACCAGAGCCAGTGCCATCTCATACTTCGTCGCTCTCCTGAAGATCTGCATAGCAGGTCTTGCAAAAAATCCGGCCATCGCCCCACTCACGCAGGTTCTTTAATTTGAAGTTGTGCATACAGCCATCGCATTCGACAGCATAGTCCTTGCCTTGTCCTTCCTCACTCATGCGCTTGCCTTTCTTGCTTTCTGATAGTTGTCGAGAGCTGTCAGGACAGCCTGCTCAAGATCAAGCAGGAGATCCCTTTCACGATCATTCGTTTCATGATTGATGAGTCTCGATAGTTGATTGGCGAGAACGGAAACAGAGAGGGTCAGGTTCACGTAATACTTGGGAAGCATGTTGTTACTCCTTAGTGTATTTCGGTTTGCAGAGCCTGAGCAGATGCGGAAGCCATGGCCCATAGTTGCACTGGATCTGATTCATCTCCAAAGCATCTGCGAGTGAATAGTAATGCTTCTCCTGAATCCTCCAGGTCTTCTCGAACTCGTGTCTATCCCATGTGATAAAATACTTCTGACCAAAGACCAGAGAAGAGTTGATAACGGTTCGCTTGCCTTTCTGTATCCATGCGTGGGCGAAAGGCTTGCGATCCTTTGGAGCAAGGGAGATGCCATGCACAAGCTTATAGTCGAGGGTCTTGAGTTCATCATGAGTCGCGTCACGGCCAAGGCCCTTGGCCTGATACCAAAGCCAGTCGAGGGCATCATCAAAGCATTTGCCGGTTGGTCTGACATCCTGTACCGGGACCTCGCTGAGTTTCACTAGATGAGGAGCCCATCGGTTGAGGATGTTTCCAAACTCATCATGGACCAGGACCTCACGATTTTCCGTGTTCGAGTTCATGCTTCATGACTCCTTCAAGAAGGACTTGCATGTCGTGTATGGCGGCGACGATTGAATTGAATTCAGATGCTGTGATCAGGCCATCGCCATGATCCAGTAGAGATCGCTTGAGGCTTTGCATGTCGGCCATGATCTTTCTGAGCCCGACGATGTTGGCCCGGTAGAAGATCTTGCACTTCGGGCAATAGCTCTGCTCGATGTCGTTATGGTTGTGGGTCACAGCTTTGCATCGGGGGCATTCAAACATGGGGCGCATGTCTCCACCCTTCTTTCGTTTGCGAGGGGCTTCCATGGATAGGCAGATCTTGCAGAGGCGAGGATGTTCGTTATCGGCAGCGGGGACCTTTCCCATGAAGGCCCCGCAGACTGAACACCTGATCGGCTTCAGTGTTGCCATGATCAGATCCCAAGGCTTTGAATGAAACCCCGGATCGTTCGGTGATAGCTTTTCATGTTGCAGTCATTGAGAGGATCATGTTGGTCGATGACCGATCGGCTCAGGGTCGAGACGCAGACCGCATCATCATCCTGGACCCACCAGCTTCCGATGCTCTTTGAAGTCTCGACGCGATAGGAATTTTCCCAAGGCTCGACCTTCAATCCATGACGCTTGAGGGTATTTACCAGACTCTTGTGTTTCATCGTTTCATCTCCAGAAAAAAATTGATGTGTCTTCATATCCCATGATGATCAGATCATCAAGATGAAACACAGATCGGGGAAGGGCTTGCAGGTCATGACCCCCTGTGAGATGTTCCTGCCAGTTTCCGTTTCAAGGAAAATTGATTTCGGCCTCTGTCAGGATTGACAGGGGCTTTGTTTATTCGATCATGTTCGATGATCCTCGAACTAAAAACCTGATCATGTTGGACAGACGAATAGACAAAACGCTGTAGGACAGATGGCTCATGTCATTGGGGATTGAATCGGGGAAAGCCTTGGGGGGATTGAGGGCGGGGATGGAACCCATTTTTTACGTGGATTTTTTTTCCCCGCCCAATCATAGAGATCTTGTTCATGTTGAGATTTGATTATCGTGGTTAGTTTTGCAGGCCGATCACGAAAATCCTCAAGCCAGATCTCGGCTACCGGGTTCTTATTATGACCGCTTCTCGCAGTCAAGTAAAGATCTCCGATGATCTCTCAGGGCTCTCCCAAGTCCTCAAGATCAGGCCGGAATCAGCTTTGCGGATTTTCCCCCGACCTGAAAATCATACACCCCCCAACTCAACATGGACCGATGCGGAGTCTGCTGCGGCGATACGGGTAGCAATCATCTCATGGGGGGAGATCCGGCCATGGGATTGAAACAGGACTGGATCTCTCACCGAGGGTTAAAAGCCTTCGGGATCAGGGGAAGGAGGCTTGCATGGACACAGATCCCTCTGCCGCCTTGAGATGTGCCGTAGCCTTGAATCAGGAATAAAGCCCCATGGCTGACACATCGCTCGCTCCATCCTCTGAACAAAAGGTCTGATCAAAAGCCATGTCTCTCTGTCTCTGTCTGGGGATGCTCGATGCGTCGGGGTCTGATGACTGGATGGAAACTGGGGTGGGCTGAGACTGACCGGACTCTGATCAAGGATCTTGTTGGCTCTTAACCCGAGAGCTCCATTATCCAGGATGTCGAAAGACATCTCCCCTCTGTTCCCTGATTCTCTCTGGTCCTTGCGGATCTTTACACATGGGAGTTAGCCGCCCCATAGGAGAAGGAAAAACAGAGATCCAAGATCAGATACATAGCCCAATCGTTTCTGCTTATGCCCGAGTCCGAGAGGGGGCCGCAAGCAGAGAGGGGCCGGGGTATTGCTTAAAATCATCATGGAGGTTTTTGATTATGGATACCGAGATCAGCCCGATTAGACGGTGGACGCCTGACGAGATCAGACGAGAGAATGAAAAGCGCGGATCAATTGAGATCAAGCCATCGCCTCGTCTGGTCAAAGCCCGCGAGCAGGAGAAGCGCAAGGAACAGAAAGACAGAGAGCGAAAGGAAAGAGAAGCAAGAGGTCGAGAACGCGCCGCAGCTCGCCAAAGGTCTTATGATGTGCTCAGAGATCTCAGAAAGCTGAACAGCGTAGCAGAGCTTGTTTACGAGATCTTCATGGATGATCCATTGCCTGTGCTCTCTGACATCGTCGAGGAAATTGAGCTGAACGTCTTTGTGGTGGCGGGGGCTTTGGAGCTTCTGATTCAGACTGATCGGCTCCATCTCCATGAGATGCCCGGCAAGGTTGGCTATACGATTACCCCGATCGCTGAGGCCGACATGCTCGTGATCCCGAAAGGGCTCAGAGACAAGACCTTGCAGATCATGGTAGAGACGAAGAGATCAAAGAGACATTGAACAACATGGCGGCCTTGGGGTATAGATGATCAATACCTCAATTCAAGAAACGGAAAGGACCCCGACCCATGTTCAACCTTGATGCGTTCTATACCCGCCTCGATGAAATGACTGCTGCCATGTACCCGGCTGAGGATCTTGCATCCGTGCGTGCCGCTGTCTATCCGCCCCAGCAATCGAAACTGCTCTGGCTCTATATGGGAGATGTCCAGAAGCGAAGACCCCGCGGCACACCCGAAGACAACCCGGTTGTTGTGAGCGCCGAGATCTGGGCCAAGTTCTTTCCTCAATGGAAGGTCAAGGCCCTGAATCCGAACATTACCGCCTTTGCGTTTCCCAATCCACCCGAAGAGGAACCAACGTCATGAAGCTCGATCCCAGCAAGGCCCGGATACTGATCGGCGGCAAGGAGATCTCGCCCTTCGATGCTGACATCAAGATCGAGATCCCTCTGACGCCTGCGATCGTCTCGCAGCTCAAGACCATCCTGGCTGAATCGAATGATCCCTTTGAGGCTGTCGAGCAGGCATTTCGTCTGGGTTGCCATTACGTGATCAATGTCGATGTGCAGCAAAAGAAAGGCGACGCATGACGATTGAACAGATCAGTCTCGGCCTATCGACCGGTACTCTCTTTGTTCTGATCTACCTTGTCTGGTATCTGCAAAGACTCCAGCGCGAGATCGACGATCTCAGAAAGCAGATCGCCCCACGCAAAGAGATCGACGATGGGACCTTGCCCCTTCCTGTCCTGCCGATGATCGAGACGCCGCCAGGAACGAGGATGACTGAGATCGAAGAGAGACGACACTGATGCCGAGATATGATGAAGTCGAGAGCTGTGATACGTGTGGCGCGAAGTTCTTTCAGCATGAGATCAATGCTGCAAAGGTTCGCATCTTTCGCATGTGTCCTGAATGCAAGCGGGAGACTTGTCCTCATTGCAGAACCCATGCAGCATGGGCGCTGGAGTATCATCCCGCCTGTGCTCCTGAAAAACCTTCGAGGAAATCAAAACCAAATGCCAACAAACATCGCTGAGAAGACACGAGAGAGACACATCGCGCGTGCGGTGCAGAAACTCAGAGAGCTTGGTATCACATGCTGCCCTGAGCATACAAAGATGATCGAGTCGATCCTGCTTGATCTCGCAGAGAAGGCTTTCGACGATGGATATAATTACAAGACGGCGGAGCTTAACTGATGGCCTCTGACAACAGACGGGTGGGACGCGAGGTCAAGCAGGTATTCGAGAAAGGTTTGATCTACTGCCATCCAAAGATTCCTGCGCAGATCGCGCGAAGCATTTCCATGGCGACAGCATTCAGCTCTGAGAACGCCCGCGAGATCGAGGAGTATCAGCCCGACACGATTGCGATGGCCTCAGCGCCGCCGGTCACGATTGGAGCCAGGCCATTCGTCGAGGGGGAAGGTCCCGACATCATCGAGATGGACACAGCCATCCTTGTCCGGCGCCGGATCTGTTTCGATCTTTGGGAATGCGTGGGGGTCAAGCGATGATGATCACCGCCCGCAAGAGAGATGCTTTGCTGGTCATGCTTGGAACCCTTGCCGGATTCTGGCTGTTCGAGCGATGCGTCCCCCAGATCGGACATGATGATAGGCCGCTCGATCTTGAGCCAAACGAATGCGTCGAGCTGTGCATCAAGAAAATCCAGGACGACAGGGTCTTTCCTGACTTCCCCTCGATCGTCAAGGAATGTGATTGGCGCTTTGGCAATGGATGCTCGATTGAGGGCACAGGCAGGCCGCCTGAGGCTGCTGGGGGTAGGTGAGGGATCAACGGATCTGGGACTCATGTTCCCCGCTCCCGAGAGCCCATTCCCCCGGTCCCAATGAAACGTGCAGTCGCGCGATCCCCCACCCTGGGCTTTCAACCCATGGGGAAAATCTAACAGCTCAGGCCCGCCTTTCCCAAGCGTCAATCCTCTGACGGCCGCACAATTTATGCAGAGCATCATGATCATTTTCGATCTGTGTTTAAAGAGAAAGGGGTCAGATGATGACCCCTCTCAGGAAAGAAGAATCCCGCCAGTAGGCCATTAGCCCGACTATGCAGGATGGATGAATAAAGAGATCAGCCGCAGCCCTGGATGACGGTCATCGGGACGCGATCGACAAGCCGGAACTCGATGGTCCTGGCCTCATGATCGACCGCGGCCTGAATCTTGTACCGGCGCTCGGCAAGGCCGGCGTCCTTCTCGGAGAGTCGGGATAGGAAAGCCTCGTTCACCCGCGCGGGCATCTCTGCCCAGGTGATCGCAGGATCGCATGTCAGGACATCATGACTTGCTTGCATAAGAGCCAGCCGAAGTCTGTGGTATTGTTCCTGAGCCCTCGTCATCCTCCGCTGCCGCTTCATTCTCGATGCCCTTCCCATTGCTTTCTGAGCCTTTCATTCTCGGCCTTGAGTCCTCTGATCTCGACACAGAGCCAGAGGACTATGTTGGCCGGGCTCGACATCCCGAGCCTCAGCCATTCTTCGGCCACATGCTCGATCTCGACTAACTCGATCTCGGTTATGTGACCTGTCGTCATGAATACATCTCTGTTATAAATTGCGCCAGAGCCAAAGCGGCCCTTCGGTGCAACGTAATGAGATCATCCCTCTTGGTGCATCGCCGCGTGAGATCATCGGTGATCCTGATCAGATCCCGGCCAAGGACAAGCTCGCCAAAGTCATTGATCCTGGCTGTCGTCTCCGTTTCATGATCATCATCGGCATAGGTGTCTCCATCGAGCATGATGCGGATCTCTTTGGGTCTGGACTCCACCCATCTCTGATAGGACTTTGCATGTTCTTCGGCCTTCGACAGGGGCCGTGCGGTAACAAGATCAGATGGCTGACGCATGATTATCTCTCCTTCTTGAATTGCTTGGCTTCATTCAATGCTCTTTCCAGGACCTCGACAGCAAACCGTTTGCCGTAATTCATTTCGCTGGCCGAGCATGGATCATCTGTCGTCTTCATTCGAGCCCGCATGAGTCTCACCCCGGATGGCGTCATTGATCTGTCCTTTCCGTCTGGGCGAGAGCTGCATGAAAATATCCAGGGCATCCTGAATCTTGATCCGACCAAAGCCGACATTGGTCAGAACGCTTTGCTCGCCCATCTGTTTACATATATCCATGGCATCGTCAACGGAATCGACCGTCCGGCTTGTATTCCAGATCCCGCCGAAGTCCAGCTTCAACTTCTTCGTCTGATAATTGGGATGCTCGCCCAACTGAATCACAGCAACATTGGATGTCCTATAAACAGTCCGCCATTGCCAACTAACGCGCGACATAATATCTCCTTAAAAAAGAAAGGGCCGGGGGGTCAGATCCCCGGCCATGAAGATTCGTTTGATCAGAAGTTCAGGACATCGAGGCAGACAAGCAGCGCCTCGGTGTCGAGATCTTTGATCAATTCCAATTTTACCCCTAGCGCTTCCTCGAAGTCAGCCCGCTTGTGACCCTCTTTCGCAAGCTCTCTGATCCGCCCCTGGACCTCGGCGACCCTGGCCAATCTCTCGGCCTCGGCTTTCGATTCCTTCTCCTGGCGCAGAGTCTCCTGCGTGAGCGTTTCGCCTCTCTCATTTTTTTCAGCAGGCATCTCATGGGTGTGTTCCATCTCGATGATGTTGGGATCTGTCTGTCGATCAGAGATCTTGATGATCGCCTGATCAACAGCAAGGGCTCTGCCGATCTCTGTCGATTTGGGAGCACGCTTGCAAAGATCCTTGAGCACAGTCTTGAGAGACATTGCATCGAAGTGTTCAATCCATGGACCATCGCCCGCCTTGAAAGCCCGGCTGAATTTTCTAGCATGTTCGACAACTTCCTCGCGTGTCCAGATCTTATAATCAAAGCCGCCGTAGATTGTTTTGTAATAGGCATAGTAATCTGTGGGGCTCAGCCCTGCCTTGAGCGATCTTTGTTTCACATGCTTGAAGTATGTCTGTGATCCTTTCTCATGTTTGAGTTCATCGCCTGCATACACCTTGTCGCAGACGATCTCTGAGTACATCCTTGTGTTGGTCATGAGCTTCGGCCAGCCCATGTACCCGATCTGAAAAGTTGCCTCGCCGGCATAGGGAATGATCCATGATTCATTCATCGCCCCTGTTCCAATGTCCAGACCCATCTGCGCGGCGGTAAAGAGAGCGCCGAGAAATGAATCGACATTACAACTGAGAAGCTTCTGGTTCTTCCGCAACGTATTCAAAGCCAGGAAGCGCATCCGATCTGTCGTCTGGAGATGGCTCGGCATACAGTATCGAATATTCTCCGAGAGCGACATGATGATCTCGGTGATCTCTCTCTCCCGTTCCTGCATCCAATTGAATTGGTGCTGGCTCTGATGATGCGATCTTTCCTGCCCCTGATTTTTTTGCTGCTGGCTTACGATTATTTTTCCCACGAGATCTTTCCTCTTTGATGATGTCGAATTCAGGCTTGCGTCTTACGCCGATCTGGGCGAGCTGTTCGGCCTTGGCTCTGAGATCAGGATCATCTGATTCAAGAGCCTTGGTGATGGCCGTCTTCGACCATTCGTATTTGATCCGAACGAAGTCGCCGTACATGATCTTGTGCTTCGGCAGGCATTCCATGTCCTCTTTGATCTCGCAGTATTCATCTGATCTCAGCCTGACCAGATACTCCTGGCCGGTGAACATCTCAAAGCCATTTGTTTCCATCGCCCATTGGAGATGTCTCATAAAGCCATCTAGGTTTGACTTGGCGGATTTTTTTGCTTCGGTAAATCGTTTGACGAGATCGGAGAAGTGTTCGAGCTGGAGGGTAAGCTTGTCGTGGATGTACTTGTAGGAATCTACCTTTAATTTTCCAGCCTCCATGAGGGCATCTTGTTCATCCCAATTGATGTTGTCGATGCAATCATCGGCTTCTTTGAGAGCCCTGAGAAGCTTATGCAGGGGCTTCTCAGACGCGAGTTCCAGAGAACTCATGATCATGTCTCCTTTCCTAAGATGGATTGACAGGGCCGAAGGAAGGCCCCTTTAAAACGATGTCGGATCATATCAATAATATTAAGAGAGGGAAAGATGAAACACATGCCCAGAAAGGGTTTGGAGAAAAATCAGGATGATGATCTGAAAATAAAATCGGGACCAGATCGCAATGATCTGATCCCTGAATCGGCTAAGTCTTACAGAGAGATCTCATTATAACAGACAGGGCTGTCCGATTGGATGCCCTGTCCTTCTGATCAATGATCTGCCTTCTCCGATTCGTAACATCGCTTGCAGAGGTTGCAATGATCACAGGTAAGAGAGATCTGGCCACACCCGGAACATTTACCCCTGGTCATCCCCTGCTTTTCAGGGGTCCAATAAAGGGCGCAATGGAGACAGTATTCTCCGATCGACCATTTCATCTTTGCCCCCTTCAATCGTTGATCACATGGAGGAGTTCTGTTCCATCGACATCATAGATGATCGCAGCCACATCTCCTGAGGGTGTCTTGACAACCCTACACATGGTTGACAGGACCTTCTTTCCATCGGGGAGATCGAGCCCCAGCAGGGCTGGATAGGTATTCATTCTGTGATCAGATGCCTCGATGATATAAAACGTCTTGTCCTCTGAGAGATCATTTTCCTGGAGGCGAATGCTCCAGACATAAGTTGGAAAATTCGTCATGGGTTTTCCTAAAATGTTGAGAGAGAGAAGGGGGGAATAGTGGGTTCCCCCCTTCGTTATGGAGTCGCCCTACCCGATGCGTTCCACCTGGAACCCATGATGGGCAAGCCATGTCAAGGCTTTGTGCGTATCGAAGTCCCAATTCATTTCAAAGCCATCAAGCTCGAATGCCTTTCGGTAGATGTCTTTGGGCGGGAACTTCGCCCCGTCGATGATCACAGCCCATGCCTTGAACGACATCGGGGTTTTCGCCAAAGCCTTCGCGGCTTTCTTGATCAGATCGGGACCACAGGCAAGCTCGTCATCATCGAGCGCCCTGACTCCATACCCTCGCTCTTCTTTGGGTTTCTCTGCCTTCTCTGCCTTGGGTTGGTTTGCAGGATCGGCAGGATCATTTAGTTTCTGTTCGATGGTTTCCATGAGATAGCCTTTCGGATTTTTCATGTCGTCCACCAATTGAGCGACCTGGGCAAGCAGGGCTTTGAGAGCCATGAGCTTGTTCGGGTCGATCGTCTCTTGCAACATGATCTCGGCGGCAAGAGATGTCTCTTCTTTCGCCTCGGCTGGTTTCTTGACAGCCTTGGTCTTCTTGGCAACAGACGCTTGAGCAGAAACTTTCGATACAGTTTTCTTCTTGGACATGGGCGTTCTCCTTTGAACATGAGTCCAGTTAAATAAACGGGATCGAGATGATCCCGAGTTCGGGTAATTTCAGCAACCTTTCTGATCTTCGATGAATTGAGAGACGATCTTGATCCATGCCTTCGCATCGGTCAGGGGGTCGCCCGAGAACTCGAAGTCACAGACATCGGCGTCGATCTCTTGATCATCTTTCATGAGACAGATCGGGAGGCCATCGGCTTCATCAAAGAAGGGGGTTGCAAGTATTTCGATTCCATCTTGGATCTGGCATCGAACAAGGTTTTCCTCTCCAAAGAGTTCAACCCTTGACATCCATTGGGGGCGGTTCTTGTTGATCTCAGGGATCACACAGAACTTCATGTAATTCGTAACAAAATTGTGTTTCACGTTGATCATATCTTTGGCTCCAATCACATGGGGGCTCTGTGTTTCATCTCGCCCGCCTTACAATAACCTTATCGGGCAAAATCAGAAAACCTTTAGTAAAATCGGTCACTTACCGAATATGATTGGTAAAATCCCGGACCTTTCTACATACTCATTTCAAACCCCTAATAAAATCGGAGGCTTAAAAAGCCCATGGAAATCGTTCATAAGAACTTGGAGAGCCTTACCCCTTATGAGAACAATCCGAGAATCAATGATCATGCAATTGATCAGATGATTCAGATCTTGACCGAGTTCGGTTTCAAGATCCCGATGTTGATCAGAGGCAATGGCGAGATCGTCGATGGTCATTTGCGATTCAAGGCGGCGAGCAAGATGGGCATGACTTCCGTGCCGACCATCGCCGTTGATGATTGGAGCGAGGCACAGATCAAAGCCGCCCGCCTCGTGATCA